TGTGATGCTGAGGTTCTTTTTCAGCACCGAATTCTGGGAGGCTCCCGGCAGGGCGTTCCACGACAGGATTTCTCCGTCGAAGTATTTGGTCACCGGGCCATTGAAGACCTGCTTGAAAATCGTGGACCCGCCGCTCGCCTTCAGCGCGTCAAGGGCAACGCAACCCGCGTCGGCGAAGTCGTAATTGACCTCAACTGTCATAGTGACCGGCTGAGGCATTCCAGCGACGGAAGACGGCTCCGTGTCGCCGATGTTGGTGGTGGGTACCTTTTCGGCGTCTCCACCGGAAGAGTCAAACCCCTGGGCGCCAGTGATTAGGACGAAGCTGGCCGGGCTGGCGGCGTCCTTGAGATAGAGTTTGGTTCCTTGGCTTTTGGTTGCCATAGCAATCTCCTTTGAATCAAAATTCGTATGTCACGCTGAGCGAGACGTTACGCGCGAACAGAGAGTTTTCAATGTCGTAGTCTTCTGGCCCTTCGGCGGCCTCGATCTTGATGACATCCACGCCGCCGCCGCCACCCATCACGCCGGCAAATGCGTTCAGGTCAAGAGCGAGGGTCCGGGCAAGAGTGACGGCCTCCAGGTGATTCGCCGAGACGGCGGTAATCGTGTACGTCTCTTCCGAGGTCATTGGAAGGTCCATGCTGGTGAACGCCCCACCTTCAAACGCAATCACCACCACCGGGGAGGTTGCCGCATCGGCGGCTGGCGCGGAAACAGCGTACACGCGAGCCTCATACGCAGCCGCCACCTGCGAGATGTGGGAATAGAGGGCTTCTGAGAATGTCATGGGGTCAGTAGAGGAGGTAGCGGCGCTTCATAGTGGCGTTCAAGTTCGCAGCCGCCTTTTCAAGCTCTGCGAGGCCCAACGTATCAACCGCCCGGCCAAAGTACCGGCGGCCGGAGAATCCAGAAACCTTCGCGCCCTTGCGGCTTGACTTGTCGGTTGCTATGCGGCCCGATTCAACGATGTGGCCATATGGCGCCGATGTTAGCTGGCGCCTCAAATTGACCTGAACAAAGGCGCCCGGACCATACCGCATCACGGACGCATCTGAAAACGAACGAGCGATGATGGCTTTTCGTAGCCGCCCTGTCCGCTTTGGGGCGTTCGCCCTTGCCCGCGCTGCAAGTGCCTGTGCTGCGCCCAGGTAGGCCCTCTGCGCCGTCGCATCGCTCATCCCTGCCGTTATCTCGGCCAGCCGCGCCGATAGCTCCTTGGTGCCACTGAAGATGACCGTCAGCGCCATTAGCGATGCCCTCGGCAGATGATGGTGATTTCCACGGCGTTCTCCGGCTTCCGGTTGTCGGCCGTGTTGATTCCGACGATCTCCAAAGTCTGCCCGTCGTGGACCACGCGGCAATCCATCGTGACCGCCAAGTGGCCGCGGATGTTGTACGCAGCCTCAATCTCTTCGTGCTGCACCCGCAGCGATTCGAACTCGCGAGACGTGCGCGGAACGACGTCCGCCCATCGTTCACCGAGGAGCGTGCCGTAAGTAATGACCGCTGCACCTGTGGCATCCTTTGCTTCCTCGGGTGCCATGATCGCAATGCGCTCGCTGTAACTCCGCTTCACCCTTGTATCCTCTTGCCGCCATCGGATAGCAATTCTATGATCCGTTCCATCGGGTCGCGCGCGTTAACACTACGGGAATCGGCAAACGGGTTTGGATTGTCATACCAGGAATACATGAGCATTTTCATTCCCACGATGACCATCTCAGGGATCTGCGACATGCCCGCCACTGTGTAGCGCACCAAGATCGAGCCTGATGGGTAGAGCGCGGCCGATATCGGCCACATCTGACCAAGGGGGGGAGTCAGCACGCCACGAGCGTAATCAACAACGTACTCGGTCACCGGGGATATAACTCCGGCCGCATCGCGCCACTGGATTAGATCCACGGACTCCAGGTTGTCTCGTAGCTCCAGCTCGCCCGGCCAACTGTCGAGCGTTAGGTCGTATTGCTTTCTGACGAGGTCCCGGCCTTGATGCTTTTCGGCCGCTTCGCGCGCCGCTCGGATAAAACCCGTAATCAGGGTGTCGGAGTGGTCCCCATCCACCCGCAGGAACTCCTTCGCGTCACCGAGCGTCATGGGCTCGATAAACGTCTGGGCCGGCGAGGTGTTGGTGAGTTTGAGGACTCCGTAGTTTCTCATCTCGCCTCCAATTTCAGCGGCCCCGCGTGGCGTAGCGGCAAATAGGCCGGCACCTCTGGGATGTCACCCTGTACGCAGTGGCGGTATCGGTCCTCGAAATCGTTGGCCGGGTCAATGGCGTTGTACCATGCGTATTTCCGCAGCCGATCGGCCCGGTCCATGTAGCCGAGGTGCCAGAGTCGAGCGGCGGACGGCGCTGCCGATTGTGCCGCTACCCACGGCACACTGGAGCAGTGGAGATTGGCTCCGTTTCCGTAGCGCGTGGCCCGGAATTGATCGCTCAAGTCGCCCAGCCGGAAAGCGGACGGGCGCCGGAATCTACCGTAGACGCCATCGACGCGCACTTGATCGGGAGAATCCCAGAGATACATCACGCGGAGACTCAGGGCGGCCGCGGCAGCGTTCATCTCGGATTGCAGTAGCGGAATATCGGCAGCCTCCAGAACTTCGTCTCCGTCGATGCAGAGTACCCAGTCTCCGGGCTTGCCCTGCGCCCGGATCAGGTCCACCATGTGGTTCTTGTCGCGGGCCTCATCAATCCCATCGAACTGGCTCGCGTGTACATCACAGCCGAGATCGCGGCAGATGAGCGGAGTCGCGTCGGTGCTGTGGTCATCAAGGACGATAATCCTGCCGCACATGGGCGACATTGAGCGCACGACGTCTGCGATCCATCGCGCCTCGTTTTTAATCCGAAGCATCCCGAAGGTCATGCTTATCTCGCGTTCTGGCAAACTACTTTCAAGGTTCTGGCGCCAGTTGTTTGCGCTGCCGTCGCCACCAACTCCAAGTAGTTCCAGTTCCAGTAGTCTCCGGGTGAAAGCGAAATGGTATGACCGGCCACCGCCGTGATCGTGACAGCCGATCCATAGGCGTCGTACACCGGCTGATATCCCGCCCCCTCGCCGGCCAGTAACGTAATGTTCGCCGTGTCCCATGCCGCCGGCATGATGATTCTGCTCATCGTGCAGCCCTTCATATTTACCGGCGCACTGGTCGTGCCGTTCTGCGCGATGGTGAAAGTGACCTGTTGCGGATACTTGGCCGTGGCGTCCGGCTGTGCCGCCAAGTAGCCAGCAAAAACACAGGCGATGGCCAGGATGATGAAGAGCGCGAAGGCGTTTCGTCTCGTGAGTTTCATACGTTTACCCATTTGTCCTTGTAGATTTTTCGGTTCTGTTCAAGCTGCCCGCCAGCGTGCGCCGCGGATCGAAACGTAGGCGTCAGACTTGCGTGGTCCACCACGCACCCGTCAAAGACTCCGATCTTCAGGCCGGCCTGACGAACGCGCAAGCAATAGTCATCGTCATCAAAGCCGTACCCGACAAACCGCTCGTCCAATAGGCCCACCACGTCAATCGTGCGCCTGGGAATCAGTACGCAGGTGAAACAGGCCATTCGCGGCTCGTCACGCCAGCCGATGCCCCGATAGTTCTGATTCAGGTTCCCGACGTTGTTACAGGCCGCAGCTACGATGCCATAATCCCGCCGGGCGTCCAACTGCCGGGTCATCTCCGTGAAGCCGCCGGGGGTTTTCAGGAGTGCGTCATCATTGAGTAGGACCACATCGTCTGCACCGGCCGCCACGATCCCGAGGTTGATGTTGCGAGCGAAAATGAAGGGCTTCACGCCCTTGACCACCGTGACTCCATCCGGCAGGCATGCCGCACCGTCATCCACAACGATGATGCCGATGCCAGGCTCACAATATCGGAGCGCAACCACGCAGGCGCTCAGGTTCCGGCAGTTCTTCGACGGGATGATGGCGGTCACTTCACAACCTCAAGCACGGCCCGGATCTTCCACACGGGCTCTCGATAGTCCCGATATTGCTCTTCAACCAACTCTCGAACCTTGAATCCGCCATTGATGCCGTAGTGACCAGCCAGGCGCCGGAACGCATAGGACGCCACGTCCCAATATTGGAAGCTATTCATGCACCAGAGCGAAACGTGCGTCGGATCTTGGGCGAAACCGCTGCCATGCACGGCAGACGGAACCACTACGGTAGCCAGCGCCCCAGGCTTCAGTACTCGCCAGAGTTCGTTCATGGTGTGGATGCGGTCAGGCAGATGCTCGAAAATATCGTGCGCCTGAACCTCATCTGCGCTCGAATCCGACCACGGCCAGGGCTTCGTCAAATCCGCGATCTCGTCGGCCGGCTGGCAGATATCCACGTTGACGAAACCGGGCAGGTGGCGGTCGCAGCACCCGAGATTGAGCTTCACAACCGCGCTCCCTCTGGAATCATGTCCAGTGTCCCACTGGCCCACAACTTGAAGTTCGGGCGCCCATCGGTTTGCTTCGGGTGGCAGCGTGCCACCATCTTGCCCATGCCGTCCACGGTCAGAATTCGAGACTTCGACGCAGCCACAAAAGCGTTGTCCTCCCCGACTTGCAGGTTTCCGAACGGATGTGCCTTCCACCAATCGCGGCGGTAGCAGAGCGATGTTCCAACCGAATAGCCAGGCTCGCCCTTGTAGACCCGAATCTCGCCGGTATTTACGTCCTGAAATGGCATCGTGTGGTAGCCCGTCACCGCCACCGCCGGGCAGCCTGACAGCAGGCCAACTTGTTCGGCAATCCGCCCGGGGAATGACCAATCGTCGTCATCCCAATGGCAGATCACCGACCCGAGCGCGAACTCATTCGCGAGATTTCGCTTTACTCCTATGCTTCGAACCCCTTCGAAGTGCAGGTATCGGAATCCCGATTGCTGACACAACTTCCTCGACAGGTCCGGGCCGTCCTCCACCACCAGCAGTTCCTTGTTCGGGTACGTCTGGGCCTGGAAGCACTTCACCGCCCGCTCCACCCACTCCGGCCGGTTCCTCGTGATGCAGACCGCCGTCACGAAAGGGCGCGGCCTGATCGGCCTTCACCTCCGGAACGATTACCTTCGTCTCATAGAGCAACGCTGAACCACCTCGTATCATCGCCATGGCGTGATCGTCGGGCGTGCTGATGACGGAACCGGGCGCGTAGTTCTTCCCGTCGTAGCAGATTTGCCGATTAAGTCTGATTTGCATGATGTGGTAAAAATGGGCGGCGCCGATTGGGAGCCGCCCCTGATGCTTGATGGGAACTAGGCAGGCGAATTGGAGAATGAGCCGGTGATGAACGCGGTCGGGCGGAACACGACGAGCGTGAGCCGCTCTTCAGCCCGGACCGCGACCATGTTGCGGGTGAAGTAGTCGGAGTGTTCCGTGCTGACCTCCACAACGGCGTCCATGCGGTCGCGGATCTGAGCCTCGCCGGAGTTGCCGGCCAGGAACGTGCCCGAGGAGATGTTGTTCGTCGGAACGACGCGCACACCCCAGAGGTTCGGCGCCAGCGAGGAACGGGGGTCACCGACGAGGTAGCGACCGAGCGAGTCCTTCGCGGTCTCAATGTCGGCCCAGTCAATCGGGTTCACAACGATGAAGCCAGGGCCGGTCAGGTTTCCGACTTGCAACTGGGTGATGACGTGGCGGATCTGATCCATCTTCGTCCAGCCCTTGGCGACGGACTGGTAGGTTCCGCTGTAGGCGGTAGCCTGAGTGATGAGACCGTCCAAGTCCTGACCGGTCCCGGATCCCGAGAGGATCTGGGCCTCTTCGACAATCTTGAGGCCGTACATCAGTTTTCCGTTGATGGCGGCGGCCAGGCCGTCGAAATCGTCCAGCACCTGCTTAGCGACCGGAATCCAGTGGGCAAGCGTCTGAACCGTCGCGCTGGCAACGGTGTAGGTCAGGGCCGATTCCGCCTTGGGGCTGGTCTCAATCTGCATCGCGGCGTTGTTCGTGAAGGCGAGTTCCTTCACAAAAAACACGGCGTTGGCGGACGTGGGCGCCGCCGGAATGACGTCGCGCATCACCGGCATAGGCTGCGCCAGACCGACGATGCCCGGCAGGTACTGAGGCATTAGGATTCCGCCAGTTCCGTTGCCGATGGCCGCGCTGGTGATGGTGGTTTTCCGAAGCAGGTCCGGGAATCCACCCTTCACCTGAATCCGCGCAGTGCCCTTGCCGTCGCGAACGAGGCGCTTGAAGTCTTCCGACTCGCGAAGCTCTTCAGCCATGCTCTTTTCCGGCTTCCCGGCGTCGGCCGACTTTTGCATGGCGATGTCGATGGCGTCAAGCTGCTTCTGCATCTTGATGAGCGTTTCGGACGTTTCCTTGGTAGCCGATCCGAGCGTCTTGACCTCTTCGGCGTGGCGGCCGATGAATGCGGTCATGTCCGCCTGAAGGGACTGAAGAATCTGCTCTTGGTTTTCCATTTGGTCAACTCCTTGCGATTTTTTGAACTGCCAACAGGAGGGCCGAGTGGTCTGTGACCGGCTTGGTACTCATCGAGTCGGCTCCCTTGTCAGTGGCATCCGCTGGGTCATCCGATCCCACGGCGCCGGCTTCTTCCAGGAGTGCCTCTAAACTTTGAAGTGCAGCCTCGATCTTCATGCGCGAATCGGCGCTGATCTTGCGGCCGGCCTTGACGGAGGTCACGGTGGCGAATTCGTTCGCCGGCATCGTGACGACGGAAACCTCGTACAGTTTGACCTCTTTCAGTTGACGAACGCCCTCTTCCCATGCGTCTTTCACCACCTGGTAGCCAATACTGAGCCCTTTCACAAGTCCCAGTTTCATCTTGCGGAGCGCGTGCTGCGCCGCCGGGTCTTCCATGTCTAACTGGGCCTTAATCAACAGGCCGGCCGGGGAATCCACCAGGGAGCCGGACCCGATAACGAGTTCGTCCTTGTGCTGCCAGAGGACTGGGACGGTGGGCCGCTCAGACAGGGTTTTCTTGAAGGCTCCAGGCATAACCATGTCGCCGGTTTCGTCCCGATTGCCGTAGACGCTGGCGAACCCTTCAAACGTGCCCGCATCGTCGATAGACTTGACTTCAAAATTGGTGTAACGAATGTCATTGTGCCGCATTGGGTGTTGGCTCCTGTTTGGGTTGAAGTTTGAACAGCGCGGCCTGCTGGCCGGCCGTTGGAGTGCCTCCCGGCAGCGTCTGCATATTGAGCTGGATGTGGTGGTCCTTACCGGCGCCGCCATCCAGCGGGTTCATGCCAATTCCAGCGCGGGCCTCGTCCACGCAAATGACGCCGTTCTGCAGCAGCGTCGCATAGCCGGACATACGAGTCTGGAAATCCGCTTGAGTGATGGCCGAATCGTCAAACCGCGTGAACAGCCCGCCGTCGGCTGGCAGCACCTTCAGTAAATACTCACCGTTCCAGCGGCCAATCCACGGATTCAGCGTGAATGTCCGGAACTCCAGGCCCTGATGCTCAATGTTGTTGTTCGTGGATCTGCTCAAATCCGCCACCAGGTGAGGCTGAACCCGGAACCAGCGGCAAATCTCGGAAACCATCCACGCCCGCAGTTCCATAAACTGCATCTCTTGTGGCTTGACTCCGAACGGCTTCCACTCCATGCCGGACTCGTAGATCGGCATTTTATGCCATGAGTCCTCGCCGCTGTAAGTGGCGTCATTCCGCGCCCGGAACTCGTCAAACTCCTGCTGGTTGCGGAACTTCCCGGCGAAGTTCAGGTAGCCGGGAACTCTACCGCCATTGCCGAAGAACATCGCGGCGTATAGTTCAGCACTCATGGCTATGCCGATGGACTCAGCGGCGAGTTGGGCGAGTGAGTAACCGACCTGCCCGTCATACGACGGACCGCGCAAGTGGAACACATCCCGAGGTTGGTACTCTTTGTCTTGCGAGTTCCCATCCTTGCGGATGTAGATAGGCTTGCCGGCCTTTGTCTTGTCTCTCCGGACCGACTCCGGGGTCCACAAATCGAACGCTATCGCCTCTCCACTACCGCTCCGACGAATGATCTGCGCGTATCCGTTCCCCCAGATGCACGCATGGGCCTGTAGCGTTTCCCTGAACGTCTGCGCGGTCATCTCGTCGTTTACCTTGTCGTGGATCAACTTCCAGAGGGGGTGGCGCTCTGCTCGCTCCGCTTCCAACTCCGTGCCCTGCATCAGATGCACCGGCAGCATGCCGATCGACTCAGAAATGACGCCCTTACACGCCCAGACGGTGCTGCACGCGAGCGCGGTCACTTCGTTGACGTTGGTGCCGCTACGGGTACGGCCGCCCATCAGCGCCGCCCGTGACGCGATTCGCGGGTATCCGTTGCGGAGGAGCCAGTCAACTGAGAGATCGACCGCTTTTTGGAGAATTTTAGGTTTTAGCACTGCTATCCATTACCCACAAGCGGGGAGAGGCCGCGTCCGATGCACTGAGCGCCACTGTCAGCGCGTTCACCGTCGCGGCGATACCGTCAATGCGCGTGCTCATCTTCGACCGCTCCGGTTTCGTAAACATCAAATTGTCGTTTCGCTCAACTGTCGAAAGGCAGCTTGCGTTCCAGCGCAGTACCGGGTTATCTCCGTGATGGAGCGCCCCGGATGCCACCAGTTCCAGAAGTTTCTTCGATGGCTCACTCAGTGAACCGTATCCCTGTCTCACGTCGATGCAGGTATATCCGTCGTCCACCATGCCTACGCTGATCTGGCGAGAATTCCACGGATCCCAACAGATGGCCTCCAGATCGAACATGGACGCGCCCCATTCCAGGCGGGCCCGCACGTCCCGGTAGTCGATCACTTCACCCGGGCTGATCTCCAGGAACCCTTCCCTTGCCCATTGCGCCAGCGGAACGCCGAGCCTCAACTCCAACTGCCGGATCTTGGCCTCGGGCACCCAGAAGAACGGCAGGATGTCGTAGGCGTCACCGTTCGGGAAAACAAAAGCCACCGCCGTCAAATCCGTGCTCATCGACAAATCGACGCCGGCCCAGCACTGCCTTTCAATAAACCGCGCTAATAGATCATGCGGTAGCGGCCGAACCTTGCAATCCGGCGTGGTTTCCATCAGCCCCTGGGCTTTCCAGCCGCCCGCACTCGCGTCCCACTGCTCCATCGGGATCGCCCGGTTTTCCTTCTGATCCCAGATGTTGAGGAAGTACCGTTTGAAACTGGTCAAATCCCCTTCAGCCACTGCCGACTCATACTCACGCCGAACCTTGTCCTTGTCGAGAAACCCGCCGTTCTCAATCAGCGAAGGGTTCGCCTTGATCCACGTCTCCGGGGCGCCGGGGTCATCTTTTGCCGTGGCGCCGTAAATCCGCCCGTAGAACCGATCATCGTGAACGATGCCTTCCGCGATCTTCCGCGTCTTCTCGTGTAACTTCCAAGCCAGAGGAGATTCATTCTGCACCCCAGCCGTCGTAATGGCGATGGTCAGCGTCTGCCGGCGGGTGATGCCGCCCTTAGACAGCACGTCCCAGTTCTCCATCTGCTTCCGCGTCTTCCAGCGGTGGACCTCATCGGCCACAACAAACGACGGGTTGACGCCATCTCCAAAGTCCCCGTCGGCTGCAATCGCCGCGTAGAACGAATCCGGGTCACGCCGCTTGACGATGCGGTTAGTGCCCCGCATCAACCGCAGTTCCCGGCTCAGAATCGGGCTCTGCTCCACCATCTTGCAGGCCGCCCGATAAACGTTCAAGGCCTGCCGGGTAGCCGCCGCGGCGCCGTACACTTGGCAGCCCGGCTCCTTCGTAATCACCAGGACCAGTAGGACGATTCCGGCTACCAGTTCGGTCTTGCCAGCCTTCTTGGGAACCTCCAGGTAGACTTGCTCAATCAGCCGCCGGCCGTCGCCGCCGACCGTCCCGAAAATCCGGGAGATAGCCTGATCCTGCCACGGGCACAGTAGAAACGGCTGGCCCCACCACTCATCAGCGGAGTGCTTGAGGACCAGTTCGAAAAAGTTAAGGGCTGCATCCGCTTTGCTTTGGTCGAAAGGCACATCAGTTTACGGCGTTACGGGGGGCACGGGGCGCTGAAAGAAGCGTTGCGAGATCCGCCGCGGCGGCATCCGGCTTTTCAACGGCCAACCGCGTCCGGCTCACTGGGGATAAGCCAAACTCAGAAGCAAACGCGCGGACCTGATTCCACGCCGCTCGACTGATTAGGCATGCCGGATGGTTGCGGTACTTCAGCACGATTCTTTCGCCGGATTCTTTGTCGATGGTGGACTCTTCCACAACCAGCCCATCCCTCTGCAGGATCAAGTCAGCCTCCACCGCACGGGAGTACCCAACGCAGGCACCCTCCAGCATCATGGCATCGGGCCGCCGGTCCAGCCCCATGACGGCCAACTGCTTAGCCCAGAAGCCCCACGCGGCGCGCGCCCGGCCCCGGAGGTGTCGAGGGCAAGGTGGAAGGCCAGAGGCACTCATAGGCTCAGCCAGGAGCCTCTGTTTGAGCTTTTCCTTGCCGATCTTACGTGGGTCGCCGGCTGAAATCTGCGCGGCGGTCGGTTTTGGCTTGCGTCCCCTCATGGTTCGTTAATTTTGCGGATTTTCGTACGAATC